CATCGACACCTTGTCGACCGACTTAGCCGTCAGCACGCCACTGTTAGCCCCACCAGCTCCGCCGATAGCCGATGAACGGTTATCCTGTGCATCCAATGACAGATAATGCGCGACAAACAACCCGGCAACGTACGGAAAAATATCCGTACCAAACCGGGCTTCGCCCATTAATTTGTCAACAATAGCCAGCCGCAAGGCAATGCGTGCATCGGGGTATTTGGTGTCATCGGAAAACTGGGGGAATTGAACGCGAAAACTACTTACCGTTGGAAGACTTTGGTTTGTCGGCATTAGGGGTATTCTCCGCCGTCAGTGCTGCGATTTGCTGTTCCAGCTCGGCAATGCGGGCATCCTTCTCGATGCTTTGCTGTTCCAGCTCGGCAGTCCGCGCTTTATTTTCCTGCATAAGCGCGGCATCACCGATATGCGCCTGGACGAACCAATGATCAATCGTAGCCTCGTCCATTTCGTGATAACCCACTTCGTAATGCTTAACTTCTTCACCATCATTGAAGAAGAAATCTTTTTTAACATAAACTTTAGGCATGTTTGGTCCTTTGGCCCCCTAATGAGCCATTCAGGGGTTAAATCCCGTCCATATAAAGAAGGGTTTCCGGATAGACCGGCTCTACTGCGCCCAACTTGCCAAAATACGTCACCATCTGCGAAATCCCGCGATATTGAACCGGGACGGTCTGCAATGGGACCATCGGCCAACGGACAAACTTCTTGTCATTCGTATAGGCCACCGCGCGGTCAGTGTTATTGACACCCCGGCCGATGAGCCATTTCACAGGACGAATATTCAATGGGCGGCCATATTGGGCGTACGTCAGGGTATTCGTTTGCAAGTAGGTCAATAGCGATTGGTTACCCGCGGTCGAAACGATGGTGTTAACCAGAATGCCGAATTGGGTAGGCGGGATTAACAAATCCGTGGGGATCATCGAGTACGCGGAATTAGCCCACGCCTGCGACAGGATGGCATTTACCGAGGCGCGAATCTGATCCGGAGAGGTTGCCGCCGCCCAGGTCACAGGGGCATTCATTGGCGTAACTACCGGTAGGTTAGCCAGACCAGCGGCTTTAATATCAGTGTCGCCGATGTAAACTTGTTCGTCACAATCCATATTCCATTTAAGGATCATGCCGTCATGTTTTTGTGAATCAATCGGACGACCGACTTGTGCGGCAGCCTGCAATTCCGGCAGCGTCCAACCGAGTTCCATGCCCCACAGATTTAAGGCATACCCCACCTTGCTGATATCGATCTCCATATTAGCCAGCGCGGTGCCTTCCTTGCTCAGCCAGTTTTTACCATTGGGGACCGCTCCACCAGGGGCAGCAAAACCACTACGGGTAAACGAGCTGATATCATCAGCGATAGAAACGTCTTCTCGGAACTGGATATCGCGGCTATACGTATAGCTCGTCAACGGAAGATTGATATTTTGGTCCAGGCGCTCCAGTTCCCCAATGAGAAAGGCACCGGTGCTGTCAATCGTCCGTTGACTGCTGTCAAATGTAAGCATGTTATTTTTCCTTAAAGATTATAAGCAATTTCAGTGTTGCCGCTGGCATCGCCGGCACCCGTGAAATATGCGTTGGTTAATGCCACGGTATTGGCGCCATCGGCGGCGGCCAGGACGGAACCCAAAGGGCTTGGAACTGTTGCAGCCGCAACACGGATATAAACCGTGCCACCTTTCCCGACACTGGACGCGTCACCGCCGATGTTCACGGACAGGTAACCACGTTTCAAAATGTCGCATACCGTGTTCATCCCGCCGCCCGTCTGCTGAACCAGATCAGGATTGGAGGTTGTCGGATACGGACGGACGTAGAAACCAGAGATAACGCCCAGCGCATCGCCGGACGCCAACGGCACAAATTTGTTGCCGCTGTATTTGCCCGCCAGGCCGTAGGCGGGGAACAGATTGGTGCTATCGATAATGCCCGGCTCGATAGTCAAGTCTTGCTGGCGCGAAACGGCGCCCGCGATGCCCGAAGGCATACGGTACAGATATGCAGTCATGGATTATTTCCCGTTTTTAGACCAGAAGTCGGCGTTGCGTTTGTTGAGTTCGGCAATGGGATTGCCAGAAATCCGCGCGGCATCAGTGGTGCGATTGGGTGCGGTGGTATTGCGTGTTTTGGCGAGTTCAGATACGGCGGTAAATGCCATATCGACGGTGGGTCGTTTCAGCTTGGAAATATCCGCATCCCCGACAATCGAACGAACCAGTGATTGATCGGCTGCCGCCAACACCAAACGCTTGAACGCGGTAGGTTTTGCAGCTTTAGGCAGTTGGATGCCGGGAGAGATCAAATCAGCGCGATAAGCCGCATCGCCGGTCACCGCGCCTTCTTTTTCCTTTTTCTCTTCTTCGTCTTCCTTGTCTTCGTCGCCGGTAGCCGCTGCCGGTTGCATGCCGCTGCACATCTTCGTACACATTTCGATGAGTGCTTTGCCCCATGCGGGGATTTCTTCTTCGGCATCACCGGTTTTACCAGTTTCGCGAGCCTCAATATTCGCTGGTCCCGGCAAACCCTGAGCACCCAGGTGGATATTCACCACGCCGGGCGATGACATGGTTGCGGAGGGATTTTCGTCATTGGTCAGCGAATCGGGGGCATTAACAAGCGCCTCGTTGATCGCCGCGTCGTCTTTGGTTTTTATTGCCCTGCGAAGGGTTTCAAACCAGTTTTTCTTAGTTGGTGTTGCCATAGCGTCTCCGATAGCGCAACGTGATCCGGCCCGTCCGTTAGGGACGCTGGCCAGGTGATTACCGGTAATGTCGTATTGAGCGGCTTTACCCGGTGAAATTTGTTTGTATTCGGCGTCATAACCACAACTGACCTCATCGTCGCCGTCATCAATCGCCTGCATGGCTGCGGGGTCTTTAACGATAACGTCAGCCAGCAATAAATCTGATTGGTCGCCGGTGCCGCGCCGGACGTTCTGAATGTGTCCGGATGCCAATTCCCGCCAATTGGAGGGGTCGATAAAAATGATGTTTCCCTGGGCGTCCATGGGATGACCAACCGTAAAGGTCATGCCCTCAAATGACGCTATGGTTTTTTCGCTGAAAACCTCATCCGGGCTGCGTTCGACGACAATCTCGCCCCGTTCATCCGGGGTGATGTCGGGCAGTTCGTCAGCCCCGTAAAGTTGCAATCCTGTGCGGGCTATTGGCACGTCTTTGCACAGTAGCGAACCATCCCCCAACATGAATCGAGTGTTACCCAGCCGACTTTGATAGAAATATTTCATTGTTCACCTGCCAAATCGCGGGCACAAAAAAGGCCGCCTGAGCGACCGGTACGTAATGGGATAATTGTCTCGATTTACTGACTTTTTAACATAATGGCCCTTTCATGTACCAGCCGATCGGCACTCGTCAAAAAATCGCAGTGAAATGGATAAAAAATGGCATTAACTGCCGGAAAGCTGGTAGTTTTATCCAATAACATTTTTATAACAAATCACGGGTATTAGCGTTCGCGACTAATCACGACCGTAACGCGTGTTTTGGGCTTTTTTGGCGGCATCGGCGGCGCTTGTGGCATTTGATCGCCAGGCGGTGGTGGCGGATTTCTGCCGGGCCTTGGTTGTGGCCTTACTTTGTACCTATTGTCTAGGCACATCGGATGGGCGCCATTGCTGGCAATAAAAATTGCAACCAAAAACGCCGTTAAGATCACAAACAAAATAATAGAGCACATACCCGTTCCTATTGAGGTATCACCACTTCGCAATAGCACCGGCAGTTCGGCAATGCGCCGGCGTGGCCGGTCATTCCGTCCAACGTGGGCGGATTTTCCCATCGGACAAATTTGCCATTCATCGTTTGATGTGATGGGCGGACATCGCCATCGTCAGCCGTGCACCAGATGTAACCCTCAGAGCCGATAGCGGTCGCGCGGGCCTGCGTTAGCGCCTGCGTGGCCCGGCCAATCTCCGTACGAGCAATAAGCGTTGCCCGGCTCTTGGCGACATCGCCGGACGCTGCGATTTCTTCCGCGAGCGTGCCAGGCCGCTGGCCGGTGACCATGGCTTCGATAGCCTTGTTGTGAATGTCGTAAATGCGGTCGGCGGCCTCAATGGGCAGCGATTTGATGTAGTTGACCTGTTCCTCAACCATCGACCGGAGGACTTGGCCGACAGGGGCGTTTTTGACCATGTTCCGCAATTCGAGGCTGATCGCCTCGCTTTGCTGATACCAGATTTTCTCGTTGTGCCTGTTGACGTCAGTAACGAATTTTTCAGCCACCTTATGCGCCCAACCGTCGATAACGTCACCGTAGCTATCCAGGGCATCCATGATTTCCGTTACGCTGTCATTTGAACCATCGTAACGACCATTTACGATGTCGCCCACCGCCCGCGCTATCTGCCGTAGACTGGTTCGGTATTGGGTCTCGACCTGTTTCGGGATCTGCTGCGTTGTCAGGTAAACGCGGCGGCGGTTCGGTTTCGGCATTATTGATATCCTCGTCAGTGATAGACGCGCCAATGCCCGTCACGTCAGACAGTTCTCGGAAATCAGTCATTGCGGCTTTCTGGGTCATAATTCCGCTTTGCATGGCTGTGGTTATGGCATTTGTAGTGTTGAGAGCTACTGTAGAGCGGTCGAGATCAGACATTTGCCAGAGCGGATTAAATTCAAACGTAAAATCATCGGGAAGTGGCTCATTTAGCGCTGACCGATAAATGATGTCGAAAAGGGTGCGGATCGGCAGCTTAAGCTTTTTCTGCTGGCTCCCTACGGCGTCGTAATAATTCGCCAGGTCTGAATCGCCGGTAGCAAAACCCTTTGGTGACTGGCCGTAAAGGCGAACCAACGGAATATCTGTGGCCCCGCTGATTTCTTCTTTAAATTCGCTAATCAGGTCAGGAAGTCCGGCAAAGGAATATGTCTGCGCATCAAATTTGTCTGCGGCATCAATGAGCGTCATGCCCTCATTGCTCTGCATCATGCGCACCATATCCATCTGTTTGATGAGGCCTTTTTCTGCCACACCGCCTTGGCCTAATATGGCTCGCAGTCCATTGATAGCCATCGTCCGCAAATGGGCTTTATAGGCGAGTTGCGCGGAACCTTCGACGATACTGTCATATGCCGTCAGCCGGTCAAAAATGCGCTCAATGACCGACATACCCCATTCGTTTTCGGTCATGGCCTGTTGGTAGGGCAGCTTAACGCCATCAAACCTAATCAGGCGGCTATGATGAATACGCCACGCTGGGATGCCGGTCGCTGTGGTGACCACATTGTAAAATTCAGGCTTGCCCAGATTCGGGCCTAATTCTTTGATGCGCCGTGTAAGGTCAGGGTTGATCATCCAACGATCGAGCGGTAGCAGACCCTTAAAACTGCCATGGCCAATCTTATTCAGATCCAGGGGAATGAATGGTGCCTGCCCCTCAATCATAATCAGACACACCGCGCCGCCGTAAAGTCTGGACCATTTCAAGGTCGAATTTAACGTTTCCCAGATGGCCAACTCTTCAAAAAGTGATTCAATCGTCCCGCGCTGCTTGGCGTCGATCTCCGATGTGATGCGCAGCCCTTTACGCGTCATATCATCCGGGATGGCGTCAACCGCCGCGCCAATGATCCACGACGACCGATAGCACCACTCAATCAGCAGCCGATTGCGGCTGGTATAATTGGCCCGGTACGTTGATGCGGCGTGCTGATTATTTTGTTGCAGCCCGACGCGGGCCATAAAATTGTCATACGAGTCAGCGGTAACGATGCGCTTACTTTTTGCCATTACTGACTCCCGAGTAATTTCCAGATGTCCATTGTGTTATCCATGGGTGCGTAAGCGATCATGGTGGCGTCGCCCAGGTTGGGGGACTTGGTGCCGTCTGGCTGTTTATCCACAACGATTTTCCCGACGCCATTGATGGAAAATGTCGGCTGCGATAATTCCATGATCAGTTTGTCTTTGTTTTTCATGGCGCTGGATATGGAAATGATGTCATCCGGGTTGTAGGGCATTTTTTCCACTACAGCCCGATAGGTTTTCTGAAACCGGGTGCGCAATGCCCACCAGCTTTGGGCCTTGGCGTTGGCAAAAAAGTCTTTATTCAGTCGCCCTGCCTGCCCGTTATCGCCGCGTACTGCCTCATCGTCGGGGTCAAACACAGCTCCGCTACCCCTGAATGGCGTTACAAAGATTTGACGTTGCCGCTGTGGTTGACGTTGCTCATTGATGACGCGAGAGTCACCACGAGCACCAGCACCTAAACCGTCTTCATCGAAGCGAAAATCTTCGAGGTTTCTCTCATCGCAGAAGGTAAAGGCTTTTTGCACCGTGCTGAAAATGTCGCTGCCTGTGCCGGACCATTCCTCCACGTCTTCCAGCAAAAAGCCGTGACGGCTCGCGAAGGCGTTTTTATCCCTGCCCTCATCGGCTATATCCAGGGCACCCATTCGTTTACCAGTTGGCTCAATCCCCAGAACGACATGCGCATCGATAGCCGCCTGTACCCATTCAGACGGGATCAGCACGCCCTCGGCGGATGCCTGGTAGTTGAGATCAAGTTCTTGAGCAACGATGACCGGGTTATCAATTTTCGCGACTTCCTTGTCATACCATGCCTGGTCTTTGCGTGGGTCGCTGCGCCAATGGAACGTAAATACCGGGATTTTCCCGCTATGGCGCTTCTGCGCAAACGGGTTGCTCATGCCATTAACCGACGATAAATCAATACGGCAGCGGGTGGTTTGCGACAGCGCAGCATCTACCAGCATCGGATGCAGCAGAAACGCGGACTCATCGACAAAATATTTTGAGGTACGGTCACCGCGCCCGATATTATCGCCGGCCTCACCTGTGATAACCGATCCGGTATCCGGGAACTCAACGCGCATATAGGCTGCGTGTTTTTTTTCGGCCCAACTCCCCCGAAAATCCACCGGCAACATTTCGATAAATTTCCGGGCTTTCCAGAAAAGCGCTTTGGGGTTGCCGATGCTGTCCACGTACTCTTCTTTGCGCGAGCCGAACCCGATGACCATTTCCTTGTTGAACAGGCATAGCGTGCAGGCCAGACCGATAGAGGTCCAACTCAGGCCCATTTCGCGGCTTTTCTCCGTAATGCCGTTTTCCATCCGCTCCCCGCGCTCCATGATCCACTGCACCCACTCTTCCTGTTTTGGGAACAGCAAGAACGGAATGGTCACCGGCAGACCATAATCGATATTGCGCGGGTCGGTGGTCATGCCCCAGTCGATGATAAATTGCGCCGGGTTGTCGCGGTAGAACTGACGCAGCGCGGGCAGCGCGCCGGGGTTAGCCCGGATGCGCTGTAGCCGCTCCATGCGCCATTCGTACACCGCCGTATAATCGGGGTTTTTGAAGTCAAACGGGAACGGAATGGGCATAAGACGACGACCAGATAATTGAGTGAAAAAAGAGACTTTTTAACATAATGACCATTTCCCGCACCACCGCGACATGACTCATTCACCAATCGGTTTGAACGAGTTATTTATCATTGTTTATCATGGGAATTGGTTAAAAAGTGACTGCATAAATCGTGCATAAATTTGGGCGTTTTTGCATAGCCACTTTCCAGGGCGAAGCGGCTATTTTTGCAATTTAGCCCAACAAGTCTTTGTAGAGATCCGCTGCCTGTTCAGGCGTCAGATTGGTGGTCTCTGTTTTGATGGGCGCGCCGTCCTTGCCGGTCAATTCGGTTTTCTTCGGCGCTTCCCAGCCCTGCATTTCACCGAGCTGCTTGATGGCCACTTTCGGGTCGTGCATTTTTAGCTTGATGCCTTCCTTGCCGGTAGTCAGCTCGGCCACGGCGGCCATGGCGCCAGCGTCTTGCAATGCGGAATCCTTAAACGACCAGGACGCTTGATAAACCGGCTGGCCGTCTTCGTCTTCGCCTATCTGGCAATTGCGGAACTCGGCAATGTCGGTCAGCGACGTGCGGCCCATCTTCGAGAGCCGTTCCAGGGCTTCTATCCGGGTCATGATGGCGTCGTTGATTGCTTCCTGCTGTACAGAGTTGAGGAAAGCGGAAACGTCGCAATTTGTCGCGATGGAATGGGCCGCCTTTCTGAGGTTGTCTCCCTTCGCCTTGCCGCCCGCCTTGCGATACGCGTCAGTCTGGTTTTTCCCTTTCATCACTTGCGTGACAAATCGCTGCTGTAATTTCGTCAGGGCATCGAAAAGCGCCTTCTGTTCTTTTGTCAGCGTCATTTCGACTCCTTGGTATTATTCCGGGTAAAGCGTCGTGACTGAAAAATCAATTTTGGACAATAAACGACGTTGTACCTCAACCATAACTAATCCAGCCATACGCCACCGATTTTCACGGTTTGCCGGTATATCCGATAAAGCTGCCACTGCATCCCCGTACATTTCTCGAAAATCTTCTTCCGTTGGAATGTTGAATTCCAGCTTGCACCATTCGTTCTTGATAGCGCTGCGCAGCTTTTCGCTTGGGCTATCCTGTTCGATATACAGAGACGTAATGGCGTTTTTCACAGCGGTGGAAAGATCAATAAGCTCCACTTGTTTATCTGGCCCTTGGATTCTCTTTGCTGCCAACAGGTCTTTGATGATGTCCAATGCGGCTTGTTGCGCGAACGGTGGAATTTTTAGGAATTCGTTTAATTTTTGCTCCATAACAGACTTATCCTCTGGTTTGTAAAATATCGACTTGGGAAATTTAGAGACCAAGCATTCGTTATTCAGTGCTTTATGCTGAAATCATTATTGAGCGCCCACGGATAGACGCTCTGTAATGATCACGCCAGCTTTTTAGCGAACGCGACCACCTCATCCCACACGTATTCGACATCATGGCCAGCCAGCGCAAGCAGATCTTTTACTCGAGCTAGAACGACATCAACGTCAGGCGCGGTGGCGGTGCCGGGTACCGGCTGTGTAGCGGCAGGCGCAGCCGGTAAAGGATTGGTATCAACCGACGCCGGAACAGCGACGAAATATAAACTCGATTCGCTCGCCGTGGTGCCGTCGCCCAGAATTGCCGTAAGGGTAACGGGGCCAGGCGTGGTGCTAATCAGGCTTGCCACCGCTTGGCCGTTCGCGTCAGTGGTTGCCTGCGCTTGCGCCAGCGTGCCGGAGGTGGCGGAAAAATTGACGACAGCACCGGCAACAGCGGCGTTATTCGCATCAGTTACGGTCGCCTGTACGGTAACGGCGCTTTTGCCGTCCGCCGGCTGAGAATTCGCCTGGATGGCTAATTGAATTTGACTCATTTTTACCTCGGTTCAAAAATATGGCGTTTTTTTGCGCTCCCCAAAACGGGGGTGCTCAAATTCTATTTGGCTACGGTCTTAGCGGCGCCGACCAGATGGGTCCATTCGGCTCCGATATTATGGCCAGCGGCGATTAACAGCGGCAGTAATGCGGTCAGGACGCTATCAATAGCAGGTTCGACGGCCTGGATTGTTTGGGCTGTTTCTGCAACGGTGTTAGCGATCGGCGCTGCGCCAGGGATCAGCGCGGCGACTTGCGCGGCTTCCCCGATGGCGGCGACTGTACCGGCAAACGTAGGGGCCGGCGCTTGGGTTTGTAACTGGGGTTGAGCTTGAGTCTGAACAGGTATTGCGGATGGGTTATCCATGGATTTTGCCTTTTTGAAATATTGGAACAGGGGTGGAATAAGTAACAACAGCCAGGAAAGCGCCTTCATTTGGGTTTCCTTCATGCGTTCAGGACGGTCAGCGCGACCTTGTACCGGGCGATCCGGTCTTCAACGCCATTCTGGCCGCCGTTGATGATCTGGGTAACGCGCACTGCGTCGCCCGGGTGATTGAGACAACCGCGGGATGCGTAAAACCAGGCGGCAGACTCGGCGGCATATTGGTCTTCTTGCAAGAGCGCCGGGTTGACTACCAGATCGACGCCAATGGCACGCCCGCATGCCAGGTAGTTATCGAGGAACGTGATTTGAATCAGCCCCCGCCCGCGATATTTCCAACCGTCGCCGGCCGCTTTATTTCCGTTTCTTCCGTGATAAGCCAGATTGGCAATGGCGGTCTGACGCGGCAACGGCAATGTTTTTTCTGTCAGTCCACGCCCTAGGCTTTTTGCTTGGCCCATCGTCATGTGGTTAGGGACGAATTCGCGGATCAGTGATTGCACCGAATAATCCAAATCTTCACTAATGCACGTGTAACCTTCACTTTCGTGTCCGCACTGCGCAATAAACATCGCGACATCTTCAATTTTCGTGATGCCGAACTTCTGGCGCGCAGCATCGATATGCGGAAACCAGCGCGCGGCCAGCTCGGCGCTGATGCGAGCCGCCTTTTGAAATTGGGTTTGATTCATATTTTTCTCGAAAATAGCTTAGCCGCGTTCCCGCGCGCACGAATTACCAGGGCGAGCATGGCGAGGTTGACAATTAGGGTTTCGATATGCGTCCCGCTGTATTCGCTGAACGCAAATTTAATGGGGATGCTGCCGTAGGCCAGGATCAACAAATAGGCCAGCCAACTCGCCCACCATGAATGACGCGCGCCCGGTTTTCGAAAAAACATCAGGCGCAATGTGATAACGGCGCAGAGCGCAACGTTAATAAGGACCGCTGGGTCTTTAGCCATGGCCACCCCACATACGAGATAACCACTCGAACGGTGATTGTGCGTTAAGCCACGCGAGAGATTTTATCGCCAGCGCTGAGACGATTACCGCTGCCAGCGGAGCCAGCGTTTGTTTGTTGTAGCCAGTCCAGGCCATTAATTTGTCACCGGCTATGCCAGCACCCAGCACCCCGACAATAAACGATGTCAGGAAATAACAACCGCGCCGGAACAGCGGCACATCGTCAGCGGTAGCCACGTAATAAACGGCGCCCGCGAACGCGCCGAAAACAATTCCATAATCTGTCTGCGTCACAGCGCCAAATAGCGTCGCGCCGGTGAGTGTCGCCGTGATAACGGTCGATGTAGCCGGATCGGACATTGTGCCCCCTGTTGTTATTGTCCTCGTTGAGGGCATAAAAAAACCGGCTAATGCCGGATTGAATTCACCGCAATAAAGAGCGCGCCATTGTTCGAATGAGAGTGGGTTATGAGCCGGCCCATAAGAGACGCGCTCTTTATTGCGCAGAAATAAAAAAAGGCCACCCAAAGGTAACCTTATATGGTAGCTTTTTAATTCAATTCAAAATAGATATTTTATTGAGGACAATACGTTTTATCAACTCAGCGAGTTCAACATATTTTCCAGCATCTTGAATACTAGTTGAAATTTCGCGTAATTCTTTACTATCGTGTAAAAAGACACCAACTCTGTCTTCATCTAAATGCATTTGAAATAAAACCAGTATAGGCCTTGGTTTATATGTCTCAGGAAATTGAACCACGTCAGTTTTTATGCATAAAGTCAATATATTATCATCACCTAATGCTACTTCTGAAGGATCTTTAGCAATGAACCTTCCATCTTTAATGATGCCGATATCTGTAACTTTGTTTTGTTTATTACTACCATTAGAAATGTAAGTAGTGGCACCAAGAGAAAGGGACTGTTTATAAGAAGAAAATAGCATTTTTGCTTCTTTAT